TCGGAGTCCCGGCCAAAGTCGAGGATTACAAGATCGCCAAGCCCGACAAGCTACCCGATAGCCTGACATGGAACGAGGCGGAAGTCGGCGAGTTCGCCAAGCTGGCGCATTCACTGAACATCCCGCCTGCGGCTGCGCAAAAGCTCGTGGAGTTCGACTCGCAACGCATGGCGAAGATGCACCAAGCTGGTCAATCCAAGCTTGACGAGTTTGTGAAGAGTCAGGAGGCGGAGCTTCGCAAAGATTGGGGCGCTGACTTTGACGCAAACCTTGGGCTTGCTGCGAAGGCCGCTCAAGTCGTCGGCTTTGACATCAACGACAATGAGCTTGCCAACAACGCCAAGTTCGTAAAGGCCATGCTGACCGTTTCCAGGTTGATATCTCCTGACAAGCTTGTCGGCAGTGACAAGTCATCGTCCGTCATGGACGGCAAGGCTCAGGCCGAGGACATCCGCCGCAATCCGAATAATCCTTGGCACAACGCTTACATGGGCTCGGAAGGTCCTTCAAGGCAGCAAGAGGCATCCTCGCTCATGGCTCGCTTGAATGGCGTGAATATCGGCTAAACCGCACGCACCGCAAAGAGCCGGGGCCGAAAAGCTCCAATGCCGCTTCACCTCGAATCGTCAAGCCTCAATTTATCGTTTGACATTCCGCCGCGAGTTCCACCCCTTCACCGCAGAGTCAAAGCGGCCCCTTCCAAGGATACCCGCGAGGAGCCAAGCAGCGGCCTCGAAAGAGACACCCGCGAGAGGGTAAATCACCCGGCAAGTCACGACTCAGACAAGCCACCATCTCGCAATCATCCAATCTCTTTAACGTCATGCCTGACGCAATTACGACTTACTACGAAACGGAGTTTTCCAAAAATTGGGAAATGCTCGCTCAACAGACGGATTCTCGCCTCGGCGATTCCGTCACTTCCACCACAATCACCGGCAAGCGACGGAAGTTCAACCAGCTCGACATCGGCGAAATGTCCGAAGTCACGGAGCGCAAAGGCGATACACCAGACGGTGACTCGACCGGCGTTTCCTACTGGCTGTTCCGTCGCAAGTTCGAGAAGGTCATCATCTTCGATGAAGACGATGAAATGCAACTCGGCACGATCAGCCTTCCTGATTCGGATGAAGTTGCCGCCATGGGTGCCGCATCCAATCGCTCCAAGGATGACGTGATCATCCAGGCATTCGGCGCAACTCGCTATATCGGCGAGAATGGCACCACGAGCGATGCCTTCGACTCGAACTTCTCCATCGCTGTCGATTACGTCGCCAGCGGATCGACTGCAAACAGTGGCCTGACGCTGGCGAAGATCGCCCGCGCTAAGAAGCTGCTCGACGCCGCCGAAATCGAAGACGGTGACCGCTACTTCGCTTACTCCGCGCAGCAGCTTCAAGACATGCTACTCATCGACAAGATGACGAGCGAGGACTACGCCAGCGTTAAAGCGTTGGTTGACGGCAAGGTTGACCGCTTCCTCGGCTTCAAGTTCGTGCGCACCGAGCGACTTGCCCGGAACACCTCGACCGACGTTCGCACCTGCTTCGCCTGGCACAAGTCCGGCATCAAGTTCGCTGATGGCGGTCGCAACGTCCACATGGACATCCTCCCCGGTCGTCGCCACTGCAAACAGATTCGCAGCGTTTATCGCTGCGGTGCTGTTCGCACCCAGAACGAAAAAGTTGTCCGCATCTACACGGACGAAAGCCCGTAACCAAATCTTGAGCGGGAGTCGAGAGGCTCCCGCTCTTCACCCTTTCACAAACTTAACGACTCACGATTATGGCTAATGTTTTCTCTGACTTCGGAACTCTCCAACTCGCGACCGTCAATGACCAGTCGCAGGCTCCAAATATCCGCTCTTATGGCGGTCCTTTGAAGGTGATCCAGGTCACCAAGTCCTCCTACACCGCCGCGACCGCTGACCCGCTGTATCTGGCACGACTCCCCAAAGGTGCTCGCCTCATTCCGCAGCTATGCTCGGTAGACTACGGCGACCCTGGCGACGCTCTCACCGGCAAGATCGGCACCTTCACTGATGCCGAAACGCCTGTCGCCATCGACGATGACGTCTTCGGTGCCAGCCTCGCCCTCGGTTCTGCCGCAGGGCGTAAGAACTTCACCGAAGCGGGAACCGTTGGCGCTGGCATCCTCGCTCCCGCCAATCTCTCCGCTGATGCCTGGATCGTCGTTACCTGGACGACCGCGACGGTGGCCGTCTCTCATACGCAGGTCTGGACGCTCGTTTACGACCTCGGTTAAACTCTCCTCTGTGGTTGGTGGAGTCCTCGGCCCTCGTCGTCTCTGTTTGGGCGGCGGGGGCTTCTTCTTTGAAATCCCATGACTGAAACCGAAATCGCCAATCTATCCCTCTCGCTCATCGCCGGAAAAGAAATGACGGCGATGTCAACGGATGCCACGCAGCAGGCGCGAGTCTGCCGCAAGTGGTTTGCCCCGGCGCGTGATGAGGCGCTTGCGTCGCATCCGTGGAACTTCGCCACAAAGCGAGCGCGGCTTACATTGACCTGGACTGACCTATCTGGCGTCGCTTTGGCTGACGCCGGCGCGAGTGATGAGATTCGAGTTACGGCTACGGCTCACGGCCTGACGACTGGCAACCGCATCCACTTTCGAGACGTGGAAGGTTGTCCGGCTGCAAATGGGACTTGGTACGTGACGGTGATTTCATCCAGCGTTTTCGATCTCGACGATTCCGTGTTCAGTGGCACTCACACGAGCGGCACGGGGGAGTGGATTCTCGCTCCGCTGTTCGGCTGGGACTATCAGCACACGAAGCCCACCGATTGCCTGCGCGTCAACAAGGTCAACAGCCTTGAAGGCAACGAGGAAGACTCGGAACGCTACGCGGTCGAGGGGACGAAGATTCTGTGCAATGCTGATCAAATTCTCCTGAGCTACGTTTTCCAGGAAACGACCACGACGAACTGGACGCAGGAATTTATCAACGCCTTTGCGCTCTTGCTGGCCTCTTATATCGCTCAAGAACTCACCGGTTCTGCTGGTAAAGCGGCAGAACTGCGAACACAATTTGAGCGCATGATTGCTCCAGCCGCCAAGCAACGCGACGCCCGCCAAGGAAAGGGTCGCGCCTTGCAGCCAGTTTACGACTCAGAACTCGTTCGCGCTCGTCGCGGCGTCATCTCAACGCACTGACCATGCCTGCTATTCACAGCCTGAACGTCAACTTCAACGGTGGCGAGCTCACTCCGCTGATGAATGGTCGCGTTGATTTCGACGGCTACAGATCTGGCTGCGTGCAAATGGAAAACTTCATGGTTCGCCCCTATGGTGGAGCGTTCAAAGTTCCTGGCACGCAATACATTGGCGAGGTCAAAGACTCAACGAAGAAAGTCCGACTTGTATCGATGCGAATCAGCCGCACGGAGAATTACATTCTTGAGGTCGGCGCTGGATACTTCCGATTTTGGAAAGAGACGGAGCCTGCATATCTGCAAATCAACAGCGGCTATTCAGTCGTGGCTCATTCGACAGCGACCACCTACGAGCTAGGCGATTTGTGCTCGTCGGGCGGGACGAATTATGTTCGCTGCGGCAATGGTGGCGCGACTGATTCCAACTTTGCGACGGCTCTCGCCGCTGGCTATTGGCATGCGCTAACAGGTTCAATCATCGAGTGGCCGAACAGCTTCTCTGAGTCCGAGCTTGCAGAGATCGACTGGCATCCGGTAAACCGCACGTTGGTGATGACTCACGCGAATCATCCGCCGCTCATCATCGAGAGTGTTCCTACTGATAGCGCGGACGACTTCATTGATCATGTGGCATGGAGTGACGCCACGACGACAACGCCATCATACTCGTTCATGGTCGGCGCAATCGACTTTACCTTCCCGCCGCTCGTGGATCATCCGCTGTCCGCGACGAGTGGTCAAACGGTGACGGTGGCATATCAAGCCGCAGTATGGGTGACGGCGACGGTTTACGCTGTTGGAGCGCTACGGAAGTCCACCAATGGAACGGTCGTTTACTATTGCACAACGGCGCACACTTCGGCGGCTGGCACTCAGCCGGGAGTCGGGGCTTCATGGGCAACGCGCTGGCGGGTGGCGACTCCTGACGAGGTTCTCTATACTCTCACGGCGTCAACAGCTGACATCTTTGACGGCTTTGGCGTGGGCGATTTATTCATCGTCGAGAGTCAAGCGGAGGCGCGGACGGCTACAATGGCGGGCACTCCACCAGTGAGTTACGAAACGCTTCCGACTTTCATGCAGGGGTCTTATGCGGTGAGCACAGAGTGGCTTTCTGGCGGCGCTCCTTTGTGCGAACTCCAACTCCAAGAGTCGAAAAACGGCGTAACCTGGCATACCATAAACGCCTGGACGGTTGCCAGTCTCAACGCTGGAACGATCCTCTACAATGACGAAGCACCAGCTCAAGGAGCATGGTATCGTCTCAACGGTCAACTTAACTCCGCAACGGCGGGGAACTGCTTCGGCAAGCTGGAGCCACGATTCACTCCCGCAAAGCTGCCTTTCCGCATTTCAAGCGTGACGAGTTCGACGGTATTGGTCGTGTCGTCGGCTCTCCCATATGGCGGCATCGTTCCTTCTGCGATGCTCGACTCGTGCGAGTTCTTTTTTCTCCCGGCCT